GAATAAGACGAACGTTCCTCAGATTAAGTTTACGCTCTGCCCGGCTAAAATCGAAAAATCTAAAGACTCGAGCTTTGATTACTGGATTGATTTTGAAACTCAGTTTGCGAAAAAACGCATTCGAATCCCCGCGAAGTCTCACAAAAGATTGAATCATTTTCTACGCCAAGGCTGGGAGTTGAATCCCGCCTGTGAACTCGTAAAGCAGAAAAATGGAAACTGGCAGGCGAGAATCTTTGTTCAGAAGGACGTCGCTAAAGCAGAACCTAGGGCCGAGTTCCTCGGCGTTGACGTAGGAATTACCCACTCCGTATCCCGCTCCGATGGATACTTAGGCGCCGGGCTTAGTAAAGTAATCAAACAATTTAGATTAAAGAACGCGGAGCGTCGTCGGCAAAGCCACGAATATCCGACTCTAAAAACAAGTGTAAAACAGCGGTTAGATATTGAGGCCCGTAGAGCGGTTGCACGTTGCAAACGCGATGGGCTGAGTCTAGCCGTTGAAAGCCCGAAACGACTGGCGAATTTGAGGAGTGGGAAACTCCAAGGGTGGGCTAGGTCGTACTTAGCAAATCGTGCCACATGCATCGCAGAAGAGGAGGGTATCTGGGTTGATTACGTAAATCCAGCCTACTCATCTCAGACTTGCGCTTCATGTGGTAATCGCGATAGGCTGAGTCGAGTGAAATTGGTATTTAAATGTACCGCCTGCGGAAGCAGGACCCACGCGGACATCAACGCGGCGCGGGTGATAGCTCAAAGGGCCCGGAGTAATTCAGGCTCCGTTATCACACTTGTTGTGGTATGATTTTTCCTGCGATATGAAAATTCATTGCAAATACGACGCTCTCGTCGATCCAAAATCTTTAAAAAACCATCCCAAGAATCACAATTTGCATTCGAGCGATCAAATCGAACGCCTTGGAAAACTCTACGAGTTCCACGGCATCCGTCATCCCATTATCGTTTCAAAACTCTCTGGCTATATCGTCGCCGGACACGGCAGAAAAGAGACTGCGCTCAAAAAAGGGATGAAACAATTCCCCGTCGTCTATCAAGAATTTGCCGACAAAGACGCCGAGTATGCATTCCTCCAAGCAGACAACGCCATCGCTCTTTGGGCAGAGCTTGACTTGAACGCCATTCGCCTTGATCTCCCCGAACTCGCGGATGATTTCAACTTGGATTATTTAGGAATTAAAAGTTTCGCCATTGACCAAAATACCGACGAAGAAATTAAAGAGAAAGAAGTGGACGAAACCCTAGAGGTTTCACGCGAGTGTCCGAGTTGTGGCTATGAGTGGTAAACCCACGGTTATTTCAACCTTTTGCGGGACAGGGGGAAGCTCACTTGGCTACCACTGGGCCGGATTTGAAGAACGTCTTGCTATTGACTTTGACGACCATGCTGTTGAATGTTTTAAGCTAAACTTTCCTAATGTCCCCGTTTGGAAGCGGTCAGTTACCGAAGTCACCGGGCAAGAGATTTTAGACTTCTGTAAAATTAAAAAGGGGGAGCTTGACGTTTTTGACGGTTCACCTCCTTGCCAAGGATTCTCAACTGCCGGAAAACGACAAGTCAAAGACTCACGAAATGATTTATTTAAACACTACGTCAGGCTTATTCATGAGCTTGAACCAAAAGTGTTCGTCATGGAAAACGTGTCAGGAATGATTAAGGGAACTATGAAAGGAAAATTCATAGAAATCTTAAAAACCCTAAAAGCAGAAAACTACCACGTTAAGTGTAAACTCATGAACGCTATGTATTATGGAGTTCCTCAATCCAGACAGCGGCTTATTTTTATTGGGGTTAGAAAAGATTTAAATAAAGAACCCATATTCCCAAAACCATCAGTTAAAAAAATTATAACTCTTAATAGTCTTTTACCTCATGTAACTTCACATTCTCGCGGTCAGTTTGATAAAAAATTTAAATCTTCAAATACCCCCGCTTACACGATAACAAAAACAGCAAGTATGGAGTTTATAGTTTCGGGTAAAAAGAGAAAACCTTTCATTGAAGAGATTCTAGTTTTAGCCTCGTTCCCTGAAAACTGGAAATTATTAGGTTCATATAATGACAGATATGCACGCATAGGAAACGCTGTGATGCCTAAATTTATGCAAGCCATTGCTGAAACAATTAAAGTTGAAATCTTAGAAAATAACGAAACACAAACGAAAAAAAGGAATAAAGTTGGGTAACACAAAACCAACCAATCCTAAAAAATTTCAAAAGGGAAACTGCGCAAACCCGCGCGGAGCCGGTGCGCACAACAAAGAAGTGAAAGTCATTCGCCGACTCACACACGATGACATCGCTGAGATCGGCTCGCTGATTCTCGACGGCAACGTAGAAAAATTAAAAGAGATTCAGACGAATCCCGCAACCACCGTTCTTAAAGTGTGGATGTGTAGCGTCGCGATTAAGGCCATTAACAAGGGCGACGCGCAGGCGCTCAACGCGCTCCTCGATAGAATCGTAGGCAAGCCCAAAGAATCTCTCAATCTCGTCTCGACAGTAATCTCTGCCAACACAGAAATTAATCTCAATCAATTCCTTGAGTTTAAAAAACAATTCAAAGATGAATACTGAACTGCTCCGTTACGAGCTCTCCACAGATCATCTCTCCTTCTCGCGCTACTTTTTTAAACACAGACAGAATATTAAATTTAGAATCAACTGGCATCATAGATTAATATCCGATGTCATTGAGGACGTCATCCAAGGTCGAAAAAAGAAGGTTGTCATCAATGTCGCACCGGGGAGTTCGAAGACCGAACTTGTCGTAATCAATTTGATTGCTCGCGGGCTTGCGATTAATCCACGGGCGCGTTTTTTACATCTCTCGTATTCGGATGACTTGGCGCTACTGAACTCTCAAACTGCCCGAGACCTGATCATGAGCGAAGAATACCAAGCCCTTTGGCCGCTGAAGATCTCGGACGATACGAAATCAAAGAAGCGGTGGAATATCGAGATTGACGGAAAACTCGCGGGCGGTGTATACGCGACTTCGCTCAATGGACAAGTCACCGGATTCCGCGCAGGGCATATGGAGCCTGGTTTTCAGGGCATTTTATGCATCGACGATCCCTGTAAAAGTGACGATGCATTCTCAAAACCGAAGCTCGAGCAAGCCAATCGCAGGCTTCTCACCACGGTGAAGTCGCGGCTCGCTAATCCCGATATCCCGATCATCCTCATCATGCAGCGCATTGCCGAGAACGATCCCGTCGGATTTATTAAACAAGGAAACTTAGGAGACGACTGGCATCACGTCGTCATTCCGGCCGTCATCGATGACGCCTACGTCGCCTCGCTTGATCCCAAATACCAAAAGCTCATCGAGCGAGACGGCGAGGGGAGATTCTCCTATTGGCCGTACAAGGAACCGTTAGCCGAGCTTTTAAAAATGGAGCAAGGCGGGGCCGAAGGCTCAGGCGGTGCCCGCATCTCGCGCCACGTCTTTGCGTCTCAGTACCAACAGAGCCCGACTGCGATGGGAGGGAACCTCATCAAGAGCGAGTGGTTCGGAAAATACACGGTCCTTCCAAAAATCAAGTACCGCATGATCTTCGTTGATACCGCCATGAAGACCAAAGAGCGAAACGATTTCTCTGTATTCGGGTGCTACGGCCTGGGAGAAGATCACAAGGTCTATCTTCTCGACCAACTGCGAGGAAAGTTCGAAGCACCTGAGTTAGAAAATCGCGCCATCGCGTTTTGGAATAAACAGAAGGGCGCGTCAGTCGAAACGCTAGGACAGTTGAGACGCATGGTGGTTGAAGATAAGGCGAGCGGCACGGGGCTCATTCAAAAGATTAAGACGATGAACCAGATCCCCGTCTTAGGTGTCGAGCGCACGAAGGACAAACTCACCCGAGTCATGGACGTGGTCGGATACATCGAAAGCGGTGTCGTCTCCATTCCTCTAGACGCTCCATTTACGAACGACTTCCTCTCCGAGTGCGAATCCTTTACGGCCGACGACTCACACGCCCACGACGATCAAGTCGACGTCCTCTGTGACGCGATTACCCATTTAGCGACTCCTCAGAATCGGCTCGAGACCTGGAAGAAACTGATTTGAATTTGTAAGAACTCGAAAACTCATTTAAGGTATTCCCTATGGCCCAAAATAAACCTTCCGCGATTTTCGACACGACCGACAAGAAGCCTACGAAAGTAGACGACGGATTTCGGAACTTCGCGGCCAAGTTAGGAGTCTCGCCTCAGGGAGAGATTGGGAATAATCTTCTTTCGAAGGGTCACTATAATTTTAATCTCGTCACGCGTAACCGCGTTCAATTAGAAGCCGCCTACCGGGGTTCTTGGATCGTCGGTCAAGTCATTGACACCATCGCCAAAGACATGACCCGCGAGGGAATCCAGATCACCACCAACGAAGATCCCGAGAACGTGGATGTCGTTCAAGCGGGTCTTAGGCGTCTAAAGTTCTGGTCGTCCGCCTGCGATACGATTAAGTGGGGAAGACTTTACGGTGGCGCGTGTGGAGTGATGCAGGTTCGCGGGCAAGAGGATCTCTCCATCCCCATCGATATTGAGAAAGTCCAAAAGGGAGACTTCCTAGGCTTAGCCGTCTATGACCGCTGGCAGCTTTATCCCGCCTTAGACAAGCTGATTAACTCAGGCCCTGATATCGGTTTGCCTGAATACTACGATATCGTTTTAGGTTCGAACTTAAATGACCCGGGCATGGAGCCCGGCGGTCAACAGACGACTAACGCCAACGGTCGCGTGAGAGTCCATCACTCCCGGTGTCTTCGCAATATCGGGATTCAACTCCCGTTCTGGCAAGCGATCACCGAGATGATGTGGGGCGAATCGGTTCTCGAGCGCATGTGGGACCGTCTCATTGAGTTTGATACGGCAACCTCTTCGGCAGGTGGCTTGATCTTCCGCGCTCAACTCAGGACGGTCGGGATCGACGGGCTTCGCGAAATCTTAGCCGCAGGTGGTGAGGCTCAAGAGGCGCTCGTCGCTCAGTTCGAATACATGCGCCAATTTCAAGACAACGAAGGGATCACTCTCCTCGATAAGAATGACGTGTTCGCCTCGACCGCGTACTCGTTTGCGGGCTTATCGGACATGCTCATTCAATTCGGGCAACAAGTCTCAGGCTCCGCTGAGATCCCGCTTGTTCGTTTATTTGGTCAATCGCCTGCCGGAATGAACGCGACCGGTGATAGCGATATTCGTCTTTACTACGACGGGATCTTGGCCAAACAGGAAGCCGACATGCGCAATTTTATCGAGAAGGCGCTTAAGGTCGCGTGGCGTTCTTTCACGGGACAAGACGCACCCGGTGATCTTGAGTTTCAGTTCGTCCCTCTCTGGCAGATGTCAGCCATCGACAAGGCGAATATTGCGAAGCTCAACACGGATACGATTATCGAGGCACACGACGCGGGAGCGATTTCTACAGCGGTGATGATGAAAGAGCTCAAGCAATCGTCCGGTGAGTCAGGACTTTTCACTCATATTACGGACGAAGAGATCGACGAGGCCGAGAACGAAGAGCCCCCGATGCCGGAAGCTGAGGCCCCCGCACCCGAGGCGTCTCCCGCGGGAACACCGGGCGAGGGACCAGCCGAGCCGAAAGCGCCGGCCCTCATTAAAAAGAGCGGCGACTCCGCGTGGTCGAAAATCCGCAAGTGGCTCTCTCGCGACCAGGTCACGGTGAAGATCGTGCCCCCCGCGCCCGCGAAGAAGCCCGTCAAACGAATGACTGCGGATCAAAAGAAGATCAAAGATTTCCTCCATGGCTAAAAAGCCTCAGCACTTTAAACCGAGCGTTTCGGCAGAGACTCAGTTTTCAAGAGCGCTTAGAAAAGTGGGGCGCGCGTCCGGGCATATCGTCGAGGCACACGTCGACGGGCACAAGCTCACCGACGAGCCGGGGATGCAAAAAGCCTTAAAGGATTATTCAAAATTAATTGAACCGTGGGCGACGCGTCAGTCGGCGAAGATGCTCGAGAAAGTCTCCACCTCCAACCGCAAGAGTTATAAAAAGAAAGCCAAGTCCTTAGGAACGAAGCTTAGGCTTGAGCTCACCGAATCGGACGTGGGGGACGTTGCGTTCGCACTCATGACCGAACAGGTCTCTTTAATTAAATCGATTCCTCTTCGAGCGGGCTTAAGAGCTCAAGAGCTCGCACGCGAGGCGGTCTTGAATGGAACGCGAGCGAGCGAGATCGCAGAGGAGCTTCAACGAACGACCCAGGTGAGCGAGTCGACCGCCAACCTCATCGCACGCACGGAGGTCGCGAAAGCAAACGCGTCATTTACGGAAGCGCGCGCACTGAACGTTGGCGCGACTCACTACGAGTGGGTTGCGACCATGGATGAGGCCACGAGACCTTCTCATAAGAAGATGAACGGGAAAATATGTGACTACGCCAATCCCCCCGAGGTTGAGAAGGGCAAGCACTACAACCCCGGAGAGATCTATAATTGCAGATGCTACGCGTCACCCATTCTTCCAGAAGATTAAATGTGCTTCCAAGATCCTGAATTTGAAGACTGAGAGAATTTAATTCTTGTAAAATAATTAAAACGACCTAGTTTAGAGAGAAGGAGAAAATTTTAAAATGGCACTACCCAAGTTAATCATGAAGAATCAATTCGGCGAACAGTCGAATAATTACATTCTCGCCGGGTCTGATCAGATTGATATTAATTTCGTGGTGGATAGCGCCAACGGAAACGGTCTCGGAACTCGCTCGCTGAAAAGCGCGAGTCTTTTCGCAAACGGTGGCGCAGCTGCCGTGTACATGCATACCTCGGCTACTCCCGCCGCAGGCAACCCCAACCCAGCCGTGGGTCTCATCAAAGTGGTTTTCGCAAAAGCTTACGCCGGATACGTCGGCGGTTACGCCGGATTCGTCTCTCCCGTCTCGGGATCTGCCGTGACTTCCACCACCGCAGGACTTGCCTACACGATCGTCTCTCTCGGAACGACAACGCTTGCTCAGTGGGTAGCCGCAGGCCTCGATATCGGTGAAACTCCTGCCGTTGGATCCACTTTCATCGCCATCGCAACGGGAGCAATTGGTGGAACGGGCGCAGTTGAAGTGCCTGCCACAAGCGGCTCTGGAATTTCTGAGATCGATGTGATTGGAAATCCAAATCTCTCTATCGGGCTTGCAAGCGGCGGCGTCGTGATTTGCAGGTGTCTTGCTCCCACCGATGCGAGCACGACGACTCAAATTGCAACCGCTCCCGTAGACGGAACCGTCATCGGAATGCGGTTCGTGATGACGGCTCTCGCGGGTACTTAAGCCAGGTGGCAAAATACTACACCCCGACCAAGCTATCTGAGAATATCAGAGAGACCCCCGAGGGTTTCCTGCTTTGTTTGAGTGTGCCCATCGCGCGTACCGGATGGATGGAATACGGGAAGGACGAAACACCGCTCGAAGCCGGTGACGACGGACTCGTTCACATCTACCGGGACCCGAAGGAAGTATTTCGCACCCAGACGATGGCGTCTTTCGAGGGGAAGTCTTTAACGATTAGACATCCCAATGATTTCGTCTCTCCCGAAAACTGGTCGTATCTCTCCAAGGGGATTCTTCAGAATATTCGGAAGTCGAAAGAAAAGGACGAGGACGGAGAAGAAAGCTTGCTCTCGGACATCCTCATCACGGATGCTCAAGCCATCCAGTTGGTAAAGGCAGGTTTAAGGGAAGTTTCGTGTGGGTACGAAGCAGAGTACGAACAAACGGAGGTCGGGAAGGGTCGTCAGACGAATATCGTTGGCAATCATCTCGCGCTCGTTGAACAGGGACGCGCGGGATCTTCCTACGCAATTAACGATGAAAAAAGAAAGGGTTCTATGTCGAAGATGATTGAGAAACTAAAAGCAAAATTCGGCGCCAAAGTCGTAGACGAAGCGATGGCCGAGGGCAAAGAAGGCGAAGGATACGATGAGCTCGTCAAGGCGTGTAAAGATCTGATGGCTAAAGTCGAAGGCATGTCGAAGCCTAATGACGAAAAGGAAGAGCCTAAGAAAGAAGAAAAGCCTAATGACGAAGAGAAGGAAGAAAAGCCTAAAGACGAAGAGAAGGAAGAAAAATCCGAAGACGACGACGCTGAAGAAATGAAAATGGAAGAGCGTCTCAAGGCCGTAGAGGCCGCCGTCGCAAAACTGCTCGAGAAAAAAGCAGGCGACGAAGACAAGGAAGAAAAATCTGAGGACGACGAAGAAGACGTCACCGAATCAGGCGACGAAGAAGGCGAAGAAGGCGAAGAGTCTCAGAAAAAAGCTAAAGCTAAGTCAGGCGACAAGAAGAAGACCGGACTCGAAGGCACAAAGAACGTTCAGTCCTTTGGTGAGTTCGATAATAAGTCTGAAGTCATGACGGCTGACAAAATGAACGAACTCAATGCGGCTCACTGGGCCAGAAAGTAAAGGAACACAATGACTTCTTATCTTTATCAAGCTCCCTCTGGCGTTCCGGGCGATATCACCCGGGTAGACGAAAGTAACGTCGAACCAGCGATGTTGATCTCCCCCTTCCCTGCTAACTACGGCGTACCGATGAAGTACGCTACAGGCGGCGTGACTCCGATCGCATCGGGTGACACGGCGTCCTTGTTCTGCGGTGTTCTTGCTCGTGCCGTTCCCGGTATCAGCCAGAGCTCTGCAAACGAAGCAGTGGATACGTTTCAGCCGAATCAATCCGAACCACAAGGTCTCTGTGATCGTGGATACATCAGCGTTGTTTGCAATGCTGGCGTGCCTGTTCGCGGACAGATCGTGTATATGGTCGTGACTGCATCTGCGGGTCACGTCGTCGGTCAGTTCGAAACGACCTCTAACGGTGGCAATAACGTCGCGCTCACGGGCACGATCGTTGGCAACGTGACTTGGGCCGCAGACGGACTCGATTCATTCAACAACGCCGAAATCAGGATTGCTCAGTAATTTAACTGAGAGAAAGAACCTAAAAGGAATTATATGATCAGAAGACCCTTCAAAACCAAGGATTCGGCGCTCAGTTTTTTTTGCAATCAGCTCGACAACCTCGATAAACGCCTCTATATGCCACTTAGCGCAACTTCATGGAGTCGGGATATTAAGCTCCGTAGCGGAATCACGATGAGCAATGAAAGCACGTCTTTCATTCAATCCGCATTCGCTGCCGGTGGAACTCTCTCCAACGGTAACGGATCAAGCGGCGGGAACATGCCTTGGATCTCTCCTGAGACCACAGCCATCCCCGGCGTCTCGATCGACGGATCACGCGTTGTGTCTCCTCTGCGTTTGCTCGCACGAGAAATCAGCTTCACCTCCGTGGAACTGGACCGCTCTCAGCTCTTGGGCCAACCCATTGATGCTCAGAAGACGGATGCCCTCAACATTTTGATCCAAATGAACACGGATCAAATGGTGTACATCGGCGCAAGCGAAGTCGGCGCAACCGGCCTCTTGAACAGCGCTGCGGTCACCGCAGGCTCTGTTGCTGCAGGCGTGTCAGGTTCGACTCTCTGGGTGAATAAAACACCGGACGAGATTCTTGCCGACGTGAACACTGCGCTTCAAACCGCATGGGCAAATGCTGCCTATGCAGTTTGCCCAGGGAAATGCCTGTTACCCCCCGCTCAGTTCAGCTACATCTCTTCACAAAAGGTGAGCTCGGCTGGGAACGTCTCGATCCTGAAGTTCTTGAAAGAGAACTCCATTGCCCTCCAAATCAACGGCGTTGAGCTCGATATTCAGCCCGTGAAATGGCTGGTCGGTCGTGGCGCTGCAGGTGCAGACCGTATGGTGGTTTATACGAACTCAGAAGACCGCGTTCGTTTCCCCATGGTTCCCGTTCGCCGCGAGACGGCTTATTATCAAGGAATCCGTTTCACCGCTCCCTACCTCTGGGCATTCGGTGTCATGGAATTCCCTTACCCTGAATGCGTACTGTATTCAGATGGAATATAATACGTAAAGAAAGGCAAGAACGATGCGAGTACAACTGAAGCACCCAAGAATTTTTGCTCAGAAGATTTATCCTAAAGGAGTTCACGAACTCCCGGATGGATTAGCATCTGACTGGTTCTTTAAAGCTGCGGTTGAATCGAAAGACGTTCTCATACTTCCAGACGCAGCGGGGGAGATCACAGCCCCCGCTGCTCTCGAGGTAGCTCCTGTCCCCGAGGCGGTAGTCGTCTCTACACAAGTTAAATCAAAATCTAAGTCAAAGGCTCAAACCCAACCACAAAAGAAGGTCTGAGATGTTTACCCTCGCGGCATTCCGAGCGGCATTCCCTGAGTTCGCGGATACCGCGAGGTATCCTGACGCCCAGATCACGTTCTGGTCGACGTTCGCAACCGCTCAAGTAAACCCCGATCGGTGGTGTCAACAGACGCTCATGGGCATCATGCTCTACACGGCGCACGAAATTACGCTTGCGGCTCAGAATCAAAAATCTGGCGTGATTGGTGGCGTCCCCGGCGGGACGGCAGGCCCTGCGAGCTCTAAGACCGTAGGCTCGGCAACGGTCACCTACGATACACAACAAGCGGCAGAGGCGAACGGTGGGTATTGGAACCTCACAAATTACGGGAAACAATTTCTCAGACTCGCACGCATTTTCGGAAGCGGAGTCGTTCAATTATGAAAGGCCCGACGCTTGAGGTCACCTCCGATTTCACCTCTCAATTTAACGAAGCGATTAAACGGTTTCGAAACGACGCGGTCTTAGTCGGGATCCCCGCAAGCGATTCAACGCGAGACGAAGACGGGATCACGAACGCGGCGCTTCTCGCGATTAACGTATTCGGATCTCCAGCAAACAACATCCCTGCCCGCGACGTGATGGGCCAGGGGATCAGGAACGCTCAAGAGGCCGTAGCGCTTCAGTTTAAAAAATGCGCTCAAGAGGTCCTCACGAAAGGCCCCGAGGCGCTTCATGTTTATTACGAACGCGCCGGGATCATTGCTTCTAATTCCGTAAAGAAAGCCATCAACGATCAAGACTGGCCACAGACGGGGAACAACGAAGGCCCATCCAAATCCACCCTGGCTTCGAGAAAGAGTCGCGGATTTAAGGGAACGAAGTCTCTGATCGTTACCGGACAACTTAGGAATTCAATCACCTACGTTGTGAAGAGTGATATCTGATGGCAAACATTGACGTCTCCGAACTCATGGTTGATCCGGACTTCGTCGATCCGATGGTGATCATTCGCAGGACTCCGTTCGTCGATAACCTAGGTCAAAATCAACTCAAGGAGCAGGGGTTTAATACCTACGGCTCCATTCAATCCATTTCAGGAAAAACACTTCAGAGAATCCCCGAAGCGCTCCGGGTCGCAAACGGGATGAGCTTTTTTGTTAAAGGACAAATCATTGCCGACGGGACGTGTCGTTACCCGGATATCTTGGTGTTCAACGGTGTGCGGTTCGCGGTTCAAGTCGTCTTCGATTGGTGCAATTGGGGAGAGGGATATTCCGAGGGCACGTGCGTGCGTGAGAAGCCCACACAATGAGTAACACGAGCGCCTCGGGCGGATACCTTTTACCAACTCCTCTCTTCCCCTCCCTTCCGGGAAACTTAACTTTAAAGCAATTCCTTCAGACGGTCTTCGTTGGAATCTCGGGTCTCCCCGGTGAGTTAGTTCGCCCGCGTTGGCAACCGAATCCCCCCAAACAACCCGACCTCTTCGTCAACTGGCTAGCGATTGGGCTCACGCAGAGTAGACCCGACGCGTATGCTTATGTGGGTCCAAGCTTAGGACAAAACGCATTCGGGTCCGTCACGATGCGGTGTAACCCGCTTGCGGGAGATACGCTCACCGTCAACGGAACGGCAGTGACGTTCGTTGCGTCTTCTCCCTCGGGAAACCAAGTCCTTATCAACTCAGACCCTCTCGTCACTTTATCTAATCTCAATTCTTTTCTCGTGGCCTCGAGCGATACGAATTTAAAAGCACTCACCTACTCTCTCTTTTATCAAACCATCACGATGACCGCAGTCGTGCTGGGATCGGCTGGCAATTCGATTACACTCGCAAGCACGGGGATTCAACTCGTGCTCTCGGGTCCGACTCTCGCGTACGGGACGGATTCAAACAACGCGACGCAGCGGCACGAGGATTTAGAGATTCAGTGTGCGTTCTACGGACCAAGTTCTGACGACTACGCAGGCGTAGTGCGCGACGGATTTCAAATCCCTCAGAATCTAGAGGCGCTTAGGTCCGCCAACATGGGTTTTGTCTCGACGAGTCAAACGACTCACGTCCCGGATTTAGTGAACGAGCGGTGGATTGACCGCTATGAGATGAGTGTTTTTCTGAGACGCGAGGTGATGAGAAATTATCCGATTCTTTCTTTCGCGTCCGCGAGCGGAACGATCGAAAGCATTGTGAGTGGAAATTTAAAATCGATTGCATGGCAAGAAAATACATAGGAGAGTAGAAAGATGATTACAGGCTACCAAGGTTTTTTTAATCCCGCACAAAGCGTAACGATTGCAGACGGCGAACAAATCAGCGAAACGATCTCAACCGGCGGTTTTGAGCTCTGTGGAATTAACCTCCCCGCAGCGTTCACAGGTACAGCGCTCACATTTCTTGTTTGCTCAACCGTGGACGGGACATTCTTGCCCCTTTATAACACTTCTGGCCTTGTTTCCTACACGGTCGCTCAGGGCCGGTATATTGCGATTAACCCAGCTGATTTTCACGGCGTTGCTTTTCTTCAAATTCAATCGGGTTCGGCTGAAGGCGCGGCAAGAACTCTTGTTTGCTCAATGAAAGGGATTTAAAAAATGACTCTACCCGTATCCAGACTCGTACAAGTATCCGTGAACTTAAGCCCCCTTCCCGCCGTAGGGAGGAACTTCGGTGATCTCTTGATCATGGGAGATTCGAACGTCATTTCAGGGCTCGAGAGAATTAGGGATTATTCATCCTTGGCAGGCGTCGCAGCCGATTTCGGAACGACTGCTCCTGAGTACCTCTGTGCTCAAATTTATTTTGAGCAGTCCCCACAACCGACCGCTTGTAGCGTCGGGCGTTGGATTAGAGTCGCTACAGCTGCCGAGCTTCAAGGCGCACTTTTAACAGCAGCGCAATCTGCGCTTGCGAATTTCACTTCGATCACCTCCGGTGGATTTGATATCTCGATTGACGGTTCTGCGATTGATCTGACGGGTCTTGATTTTTCGACCGCTCTGAACTTAAACGGTGTCGCCTCTGCAGTGACGACTGCTCTCTCGGGCGCGGGAACTTGCATTTGGAATGGATCACAATTCGAAATCAAGAGTGCCACGACCGGTGTAGGCGTTGCGGCTTCGGGGACAGTTACTTTTGGAAGTAACCCGACGGCGACTGACACGGTCACGGTCAACGGCGTTTCGATCGAATTTGTTTCTGCTACCCCGACCGGCAACGAAGTCTTGATTGGTGGATCTGCGGATCTCACTGCCGTGAACTTAAACACGTTCCTAGCCGCGTCTTCAAACGCAAGTCTCTCGGTTCTCTCCTACTCCGTTGCATCGGGCGTCGTCACGATCACCGATAAGACGGTAGGAACGGCAGGCAATTCGATCACACTTGCTAAATCGAGCTCTGCGATTTCTGTCTCTGGAGCAACCCTCTCGGGCGGAACCAACGCCTCATCGGTGGGCTACGCGACTTCCCCTGCTACGGGACAAGACGTGTCCTCTCTCATGGGTCTCACCGCAGCTCTTGCGCTTCCCTTGGTTCCCGCTTACCCAGCCGAGACGGCGCTTGCCTCTGTGGTGGCTCTCGACGGAATTTCGAATGCTTGGTACGGGCTCACCTTCGGCTCATCTGTCATGCCGGACGACTCTTCAAACCTTGCGATTGCGGCTTTTATTGAAGCCGACGACGTGACGCGTATGTTTGGGGTCACCATCCAAAGCACGAACGTCCTTTCGAGCGAAGTCTCAAACGATTTAGCAAGCGAGCTTAAGCTGGGAAGCTACGAGCAGACATTCTGCCAGTACTCGTCTTCTAGCCCCTATGCGGTTGCTTCGATCTTTGGGCGAATGTTTACGGTGGATTTCACGGCTCAAAACTCGACGATCGATCTCATGTACAAACAGGAGCCAGGGATTAATCCCGAGAGCATCACGACTTCTCAGGCAAACGTGCTTCAGAATAAACGCTGTAACGTGTTCGTTCAGTACGATAACGACACGAGCATCATTCAGTACGGCGTGATGTCCGGCCCCGCTTTTATCGACGAGATCTACGGACTGGATTGGTTCCAAAACGCTGTTCAGACGGCTTGCTATAACGTCAATTACACGAGCTCAACCAAGATCCCTCAAACGGATCAAGGCGTGAATCAGTACGTCAACGCCATTGGCGGAGTCTGCAACGCTGCCGTCAATAACGGTCTTGCGGCTCCGGGGACTTGGAACGCTGCCGGGTTCGGACAGCTTTCTCAGGGCCAGTATTTGAAATCGGGCTACTACATTTACGCTCAACCGATTGCTCTTCAATCCGAGAGCGACCGTGCGGCCAGGAAATCACCCCCCATTCAAGTCGCTCTCAAACTTGCGGGTTCCATTCAAACAGTCGACGTCATCGTCTCTGTGAATCGTTAAATAGAAGGAGAATAAAAAATGGTTTATAGCTTTTTGAATGTTAGCTGTTTTATCGCAGGCCCAGGAATTGGGGCTAATCTAGCAGCGGGCGCAGCGGCGGCGGAAGAGGGCATTACCCTCGAAGCAAGCGAAGACAAGAACGTGATGACGATCGGTGCGGACGGCAAGGGCCAACACTCCCTCGTTGCAAGCGACGCGGCGACCGCAACGATTAGACTTCTGAAGACCTCCCCCGTGAACGCACAACTCATGGTGGCCTATGATCTTCAAACGATCTCCTCTGCGCTTCACGGACTCAACGTGATGACCATCACCGATTCAGGACGCGGTGATATCAGCGTGCTCACCTCGTGTGCGTTTAAGAAAAAACCCACACTCACCTACGCAAAAGAGGGCGGCATGATGGAGTGGACATTTGATGTCATTCAAGCCAGCACCGTGCTTGGGGCAGGGCAGTAATCTTAAGGGGAACGAACGAACATGAACGAACGAGATTTTGAAGTAGGGACTAGGAAATTTAAGCTCAACAAAATAGACGCATTCAAGCAGTTTCATATCGTGAGACGGCTTGCTCCGATCTTAGGGGATCTTCTGCCGGTCGCGCATAAGCTCTCGAAGGTCTCGCCCGATCAAATGGGAGAAGACCAATTCCAGGCGCTCTCACCGATCATGGTGGGGATTTCTAAGCTGTCCGACGAGGACGCCAACCGCGTTCTCTTAGGCCTCTGCTCGGCGGTGGAGATGCAACAGATGCCTGCCGGGAACTGGGCCAGAGTGGCAACCGATGCGGGATTGATGTTTCAAGATCTTGAGCTCTCCGTCTTGCTTCAAGTCGCGGCAAAAGCGTTCATGTACAATCTCTCTGGTTTTTTCGCCGTACTCCCTCAAGTTTCGCACGGCGGAGCTTAGACTCTCTAGGCTCTGTCGCTTGGGTGGAGATGCCAGACGGCGAGGATTGGCTCATGAGGCCCGTGCTGAGGGGCCTGTGCAAGTTTGAGAGCCTGAAAGATGGGACGATTGATTTAGCGGACCTTGCAATGATGAATGACGCTTTAGATGTTCAAACTGAGAATGAATATCGAAGAGAGAAAGCAAATGAGTAAATGACCGGAAACGTAATTCAAAGCTTTCTTGTGAGCCTGGGCTTCGGTGTAGACGAAACCTCTCTTTCTAAATTTAATAAATCGATTGCCTCCGCAGCCATCCGAGTCACCGCTCTTTACGCGACCATTCAGGTTGCTGCCGCTGGAATATTTAAAGGCGTCTCTAGTATCACCGACGAATTCGAACGCTTCGGGTATGAGGCGAGAATCATCGCGCCCGCAATTAATAAAGCGCTTCAACTCAGGAACGCGCTCCTCAGCGCCTACCGAGCGGCTGGGATTAATATCACGAAGGTCGTTCAAGAGTCGGTGAAGTTTAACTTCTCGCTCGCTAAAACGAAGTTCGCCCTCGACGCCATTTATAAATCGGTGGGTTCTAAATTCATTCCCGTGCTCACGAAACAACTCGATATTTTCCGTGGCAAGATCTATGCGAATCTCCCCAAGATTCAAGCGATGCTTGAGAAATTCGTTAAGTTTATTTTAAAAGCGTTCGAAGCGACCACCATCCTGGGTGGCCGAGTTTTTTCGATTCTAGGAAGAGTCTGGGATTTTTTCGAGAAGTTAGATAAGGCCACGAACGGCTGGTCAACGAAGATCTTAGCCGCAGTCGCTGCGTGGAAACTTCTTAATCTCGCTTTCTTGGCCTCGCCTCTGGGCATGATTCTCACCGGCTTAGTCGCGATTCTTGCGCTCTACGACGATTTCAAGACCTTCCAAGAGGGCGGAGAATCACTGTTCGATTGGTCGGCAGCGATTCCCATCTTCAAAGCGATTGCAGACGGTGCGAGTGAGTTCTTCGGATGGTTAAAACAAATCTGGGATGTCATGACAGAGATCACTCAGGCCATCATGGGGCTTGGGAGCTCAAACATTTTTGACTCACTCATCAAATCGGGAGAAGGATTTCTCTCGCTCATCGAATCGATTGGATCCGCCATCGGAAAAATGCTGGGTGTTCTTTTATCAGCAGGGACGTTTGGTGGATCTCTCTCCGGGATTTTTGGTAAAGACTCCGCACCGGGTGCGACTCGCGCGCCGCTTCTACCACAGGGCGGCGGAACGAATCAGCGCGTGAATCAGGAAACAAATATCAATATTCAAGGCTCACCGGATGCGAACGCCACGGGCAAGGCGGTTGCAGGGGAGCAAGGCAAAGTGAACTTTGATTTAACCCGTAACCTAAAGTCGGCAACGCAATGAGGACGTTTAGATGAGCTTTCTCAGTCAACCGATCTCTACTCTGTTTGCAATCGGGGCGACTCGTTCGTTTGCGGGTCTCACCGGATACGTGACGATTCAGGAGAGTACAGTGGATAGCTTAGAGATCACGCAACAGCCGGTTCAACAAGGGGCGATGATTGCGGATCATGCGTTCAAAAAACCCGTGAATCTCTCGGTGACCATGCAGTTTAAAGACAACCCGCTTCAATCCTTGGCTCAGGTCTATCAGAGCCTCCTTGCGCTTCAAACCCCGGTACTCCCCGCGACGCTCGCTCCGTTCACGGTGATCACTCCGAAGCGCGTCTATACGAACATGCTGCTTTCGACCCTAGGTCTCACCACGGATAAGAAGACGGAAGCGGTACTTGCCATCTCCGCAAGCTTTCAAGAGGTGCTTTTAGTTTCAGTCGGAACGACGATCGTCCCCCGGTCTCAACTCAAGAACCCTGGGAATAACGGCGGCACTCAAGCGGTGGGGAAAAAATCGGCTCTAAAAACGCTTGCACAAGGGATAGGTCTTTCACCATAATGGCCACCACCCTCACCAATTACCTCATCCCAGTCATCAACGAGCCTCAGACCTTCGAGATTAATCTCGCGGGCGTCGACTATCTTTTGACCTGTAAATGGAATGATGCGGACGAGGCGGGTTGGGTCTTGGATTTCTCGGACATCACGGGCACTCCGATTGCCGTGAATATTCCTCTCATCACAGGAACCGATTGTTTAAACGGGCTTGGATACCTTGGGATTGGTGGATCTCTTTTTATTCTAACGAACGGTGCAAACCCGTTAGACGTTCCTACGCTCTCTAATTTAGGAACGGATTCGAATCTTTATTTCCAGACGAGTATTACGGATGGATGATTCGACGAACACCCTTCAGTTTTTAAGAACGTGCACTCTTCTCGTTTCAAATAAGCAAGGCAAGGCGCTCGATCTTTCGAAGCTCAGAATTAAATTTGCTGTGAAACGATCGGACACGCAAACTCCGAACGTAGCCGACATCCGTGTCTACAATTTGGATGTGAGCTACGCCGAGCAGATTCAAAAAGAGTTTACGACCGTGATTCTTCAAGCCGGATATGCAGGCAATTTCGGAGTCATCTTTCAAGGCAATATCAAGCAAGTGATCTTGGGGAGAGAAAGTGCGGTCGATACGTTCATTGATATTATCGCAGGCGACGGGGATCGGGCCTACAATTTTGCGGTGGTCAATACGACCCTGGCCGCAGGTTCTACTCCGAGTGACCACCTCGCTGCTGCTGTAAAACCGATGAACGCCTCGGGCGTGACCTCGGGCTACACGGGAGATCTCCCACCGACGAAGCTCCCACGCGGTAAGGTGATGTATGGGAACTCAAAAAATTATATCAGAGGCATCGCGGATTCGACGGGGTTTGCGTGGTCGATGCAGGACGAGAAGATTAATTTCGTGAAACAAACGACCTACCTCCCCGGAACTGCGGTCGTGCTGACGAGCAAGACGGGTTTGATCGGGACCCCTCAACAAACAAACGAAGGCGTCAATTGTCGGTGTCTTCTTAATCCCTTTATTAAAATCGCGGGCCGGGTTCAAATCGATAACCGATCGGTCGAGAGACTCAAGATCAATCTCTCGGTGCCTAATAGCGCGGCCAATATCCCAGCTCCAGTCAACGCAGACGGCATTTACTACGTGCTTGTCGTCGAGCACAAGGGAGATACCAGAGGGACTGATTGGTATAGTGATCTCGTGACCCTCAACGTCGCGGTGACTTCGAATCCAATTAATAGCGTTCAAGTCGGGGCGGGTGACTGATGGACCGAAATCAACTTTTAAACGACACCGAGACCTCGATTCGATACGCACTCGACGGGAGACAGTCGAATCTCTGGACGGCGATGCCTGCGATTGTTCAGTCCGTCAATCTCACCGCAATGACTCTCGAATGCCAACCCGCGATTCAGGGAGTCGTCTCGAATCCAGACGGATCGACGACGCTCGTGAATCTTCCCCTTCTCGTTGACGTTCCGATTTGTTTCCCGAGCGCAGGGGGTTTTTCTCTCACATTCCCCATTGCTCAGGGGGATGAGGTGCTTGTCATCATTGCATCGCGTTGTATCGATGCGTGGTGGCAACAAGGGGGAGTACAGCCTCCGATCGAAAACCGGATGCACGATTTATCAGACGGGTTTGCCTTGCCTGGACCACGCTCTCAGCCTAGAGTTATTTCTACCATCAGCTCATCAAACGTACAGCTTCGGAACGACGCCGGGACCGTGTACGTCGAGATTACAGCGGGGGGAGGAATTAACTTGAAATCAACCGCAGGCTTTACACTCACCGGGGATTTAAACGTCACGGGCGCAATCACTGCGACGGGCGATATCGCGGCTGGCCCCGGTGGTGCAATTACTCTTCTGACGCACTTGCACGAAAGCTCTACACCCGGAAACCCAACAGGACCTCCTATCCCATGAGAGTGAGACAATTATCCCCCACTGGAGATTTCACGTTCGGCTCAGGCCAGTTGAATTACTTAATCAACTCCCCTGAGGCAGTGGCGCAGGTGGTTCAAACGTCTTTGCTATTGTTTTTAGGCGAATGGTATCTCGACCTCACCGCAGGGGTTCCCTATCCCGAGGATATTATCGGGAAGCATTCTCAGGCGTTGGCGGACGCAACGCTCATTGCGTACATCAGTCAAATTCAAGGCGTGACGAATATCGAGGGTTTCCAAACGGTGCTCGATCCCGACACGCGCGCGTATCGATCGATTAGCGGAACTTTAAACACGATTTATGGAATCACTCCGTTTGAGCTTTCAAACGAGAATAATTTTTAGCGAGGACTGCTATGGCGATTACAGATCTAGTTTACATCGACGCGACGGGATATCACTACTCAGACTATCCGAGCTTTCTCTCTTGGCTTCAAGGCCAGTATCAAGCGATTTACGGTGCGGATGTTTACTTAGGAGCCGATTCTCAGGACGGGCAATTCGTTGCAATTCTGGCTCAGGCTTTTTTTGATTCCGCCGCAGTCGGTGCGTCCGTGTATAATTCGTTTTCACCCGTGACGGCTCAAGGCGTGGGGCTTTCTCGGAACGTCAAGATTAACGGCATTCAGAGAAATGTTTCATCGAACTCCACCGTACAACTCGTTCTCGTAGGCGTGTATGGGACGGTGCTCACGAACGCGATTGCAGTCGACAGCCTTCAACAGCAATGGGCGATTCCTTCTCCCACGACCATTCCAAGCTCAGGCACCGTTACGGTGACTGCAACCGCAGTCGTCACGGGCGCACTCAACGCGCTTCCCAATACGATCACGGGGATCTTCACACCGACGCAGGGCTGGCAGACGGTCAACAATCCGGCAGCCGCCACACCGGGTGCGGGCGTAGAATCCGACGTCGCGCTTCGCGCGAGACAAATCGTCTCGACTGCGAACCCTTCTCAAACCGTATTCGACGGGACACTGGGCGCGGTCGCAAACGTCTCGGGCGTGATTTCTTCTCAAGGCTACGAAAACGACACAGAGACGACGGACGGAAACGGCTTGCCTGCGCATAGTATTTCGATCGTCGTCGTCGGTGGCGATGAAAACGCGATTGCGGACGCGATTCAAGTACACAAGACCCCGGGCACGACCACCTACGGGACGACTACGGTCGATACGGTGGACTCACGCGGGATGCCGGTCCCGATCAATTTCTACTACGCAACGCCTGCCACGATCGGAGTACAAGTTACGATCACGCCGCTTACGGGGTATGATTCGAGCTACGCGGCTTTGATTCAAACGGCGATTTCTAATTTTATCAATACGCCTGCGCTCCCCATCGGGTCAGATATCATCATCACCAAGCTCTATCCGCTTGCGTACTTAAACGGAGCTCCTCAGTCTTTGACCTATAACGTCGTCTCGATTGAGATTAAAAAGAACTCGGGAAGTTACGGGACCACAAATATTCAACTCTTGTTTAACGAGAATCCGATTTGTGCGACGACGAACGTGTCGGTGGTGACCTAAGCGTATGGCAAATACAACGGAGACTTATCAAAATTTACTCACCTCGGAGTATCAGGGACAGCCAAATTTCGAGGCCATGATTGCGGCAGACACCGCACCGCTCGTTCAGATTCAAGCGGTCCTGGCGTCGATGATCCCTCTTTTTGATCTCGGGACTCCCCCCGTCGGAAACCAGCTTGACATCATTGGTCAGTGGGTGGGCGTGAGTCGGGATCTTCAAGTTCCCGTCACGGGTGTTCTCTTTACTTGGAATGGCACGGTAACTGAGGGTTGGAACCGCGGGATTTGGGCCGACGCGTCGAACTCAAGCTCGGTCACGGTGCTCACCGATGCGGCTTATTTGACTCTGATCCAAGCAAAAATTGCGGCCAATCGCTGGGACGGGACGACCGAAGGGGCTTATGCGATTTGGTCGATTGTTTTTCCGAACTTAGTCATTCTGATTCAAGACAACGAGAACATGTCTTTTGCGGTGGCCATCCAAGGCACCGTGCTTGACTCACTCACCGAGGCGCTCTTAACTGACGGGCTCATCCCTCTTAAGCCCGAGGGCGTGAGAATCTCGGCCTACTACATCCCCGTCGATACAAATCCTCTTTTTGGTTGGAATATGAACACGGCCTACGTTCAAGGATGGGGCACCGGGTCATGGGCGAACGAGATCGCGGGGTTATGAAAAATAAAAAGTTTTCTCTACTGAGTAGGGGAATCAGCCTCGGCGGTGACTTTATCGTTCAGGTCATCGCTGAGGTTTTAAAATTTAGAATTTGGTGTATCTTTAAATTTAACGAGGAGATTTTATGACCGCAACGAATGATTTTTTACCATTTTGCCCGACTGATACGGGGACCAATTTACTTTCTCAGGCCGACTATGCGGCGGACCCTCAGCTTGCAATCGGGAATCAAGCCGGTGTTGCAAGACTTGAGTTAGTCAACAAGGCACTCAGACAGTCCACCTACATTGCGTCGTGTCTTTCTCAGTTCCTGGCCAATCAGACCGGGAATAACGTATTAGACGATGCGACTCCGAGCGAAGTCATCACGACGATGAACACAGCTTTTAGATCCCACCCCACAGTTCAAAGATTTCTTAGTGGGAGCGGCACTTATACTAAGCCCGCAAATGTACTTTATTTACGCGTGCGCGCAGTGGGCGGAGGCGCTTCGGGCGGTAATTCTTCTGCCGCCACGGGGGGAGACGGACTTGCAGGCGGAGACACGACTTTCGGGACCTCTCTGCTCATTGCAGGGGGCGGATTGGGAGGCGGCGGCGGTAACTCTGGAATTTTAGGAGTCGGCGGAACGCCTACGGTCAATTCCCCAGCGATTGCTCTCGTTTCTCTTTCAGGCGGGACAGGCGGAGCCGGAACAACGAACTCCACGTCCGGTGTTGCAGGACCCGGGGGAATGGGAGCAAGTAGCTTCTTTGGTGGAGCGGGAAGCGGAAACGCGGACGCTGTCGGCGGAGATGCCATTGTAAATTCTGGATCCGGTGGCGGAGGCGGTGGTTATAATCCCGCAGTTAGCAGTAATATTTATGGCGCTTCGGGCGGAGGTGCTGGAGCTTATATCGAGGCTCAAATTAATTCTCCTTCAGCCACTTATGCTTATTCCGTAGGCGCTGGCGGTTTAGCCAACTCGGGCGGGTCAGGGACTCTCGCCGGTGGCGCAGGCGGTTCTGGTTTCATCGAAGTCACTGAATATTATCAATAAGGACTGTGTAAATGAAAACTCGTAACCTAGGGATTGTCTTAGACCAGGGCACCGATTTTAGTCTCGTCATCGGGATCAACGGCGTCGATGGTCCGATTGATATCACGGGTTACGAGTTCAAGTCTCAGATGCGTGAGACGACGAGCCCCACGTCTCCCGTCGTGGCGGAGTTTATTTTCACGATCAGTGATCAGACGACCAACACGGGCCAAGTCGTGATGTCTCTTCCCGCAACGAGCGACGAAGAGAGCGCGATTACGACCTCGGTTGCGACTCCTCTGAATGCTCTGAGACAGACGACCCCGTTTGTTTTTGACGTGAAGATGAAGGACACATTGGGTGCGATTAGCCGAATCATTCAGGGTATTATTTACGTCTCGCCCGAAGCGACGCAGGAGCTCTATTCGTGAGAGTTTTCCAACTCGACATCTGCGATACGAGTCAAGAGGGCGTGACCGTCTTCAGTCTCGACTCACCGGATAATCCGCAGGCGAATCTTCAAGTTTTTAGTTTAGATTCGACGGACGCCGCGTGCGAGGTGAACGTCTTTAGTCTAGAGGACCCGGATTGCTGTAACGACGCGGATATTGAGATTTATATTCCTGGACCTCCCGGTCCACAAGGACCCGTAGGGCCTCAAGGCCCATCCGGTGCAAGTGGTTTGGTGTCTGTCATCTCGGCGAGCTCTTCGATCCCCATCGATCAATACTTCACGATTGTGAATGCTTCGGCACCTACGACTCAAACTCTTCCTCTCATCTCATCCGTTTTAATTGACAACATCACGAGTTCATTCACGGTCGTTAATTTGACCTCGCATAACGTCGCAATCATTGCCTCTGGGTCGGATGAAATTTTAGTAGGCTCGCCCGTCAACGAACCGTATCCGAATACCTCTTTTAGCTTTGTAGCCACACCACTGGGATGGGTGATCATATGATAAAATTTCTCTCTCTTCTTTTCATTTCGACGCAGAGCCTTGCGGCATTCTCACCGCAGACGGTGATTACGGACGCGGCAAGCGGTGCGACGGCGCACGTCGAATCGGATCAATCTTTAGACGTGACCGTCATCGGCGGCGTGTCTTCTACGGTGAACCAAGGCACGGCGGGATCTTCGCCCTGGCTCTTTGCTCTCCCCACGGGCGCGTCTTCGTCCTCTCTTCAGACGATCGGCAACGCATCTTTAGCTTCCATTTTAACCGCTTTGGGCTCACCCTTTCAGAGTGGCGGCTCTATTGCGAATACTGCTTTTGGTGTTAGTGGTACTCTTCCTGCTTTTGCTAGCACTCCTACCTTTAATCTTGGAACACTTAACGGAGCGGCGACGGCGTCAAACCAAGTCACCGCGCAAACGTCGCTCTCGTCGATCGACTCGAAGCTCACGTCCCCGCTCACGGTGACGGCGACGCAAGCAACCGCTGCGAATTTGAACGCAACTGTGGTTCAAGGAACGGGGACGAATCTTCACACGGTGGTGGATTCGGGTTCAGTCACCGTATCTTCGACAAAGGCTCCAATCAATTCCACGGGTTCAGGGACAGCGGGCACCGTGTCAACGGTGATCACTCTTTCTGCCCCATCGAATGCTGTTGGTTTTGTTTTGATGAACATGGACACCTCGACTGCAAACTTAAGGTGGGCCGTCGGAAGGACTGCAACCACCACGGTGGGGCAACAGCTTCAGCCGGGGAGATCTTCTGATTTTGTGAGCGTAGGAGCTGACGTCTCTTTGGTCGCCGAATCAGGGACTCAAAACTATGACATCCAATGGATCTCACAATGATGAAAACTAGAAGTTACTGCAGAAAGTTACTAGAAGTTATTGCAGTATTCACGTTTTGTGTTTCAGCTCAGGCGGGTTTGCCTCCCACCACGTCAAAGGACAGCGCTGACTCAGCTAACGTCGTCACGTTTAATTACCAATTCCCTAATTTTACGGGCTCGCACACCGGCCCGACTTTTAGCTTAGGAATTAATAGCATTGCAGGCGGAGGGACTGGACAGGCGACTCAGCAATTAGCTATCAATGCGCTGACTGGCACGCAAACTTCGGGATACTATTTAAGATCGGACGGCACGAACGCAACGCTCTCTCAGCTTTTAGCGTCCGACATGTCCGGTCTTTTTTATCAAACGATTCAATCTAACACCGCTGCTCAAACCCAGGAGCCTGCTCTCAACTTTTCTACCAACTACACGCTGACCACGACCGCTTCGACTTCGACCAACGTGGATCTTGCAACCTCGATTACGACGAATAACGTCACCGCAAGAACGGTTGCGGGAACTCTCGTTCTTGCGGGCGCAGCGGCTTCTAGTTCAGGGACAGGCGGCGGCGCAACATTGGAGAGTGCGGCAGGGGCTGGCGGTAGTGCTTCCGGGACCACGAGCATTTTAGGTGCGGCAGGAACGGCGGGCGGTGGCGGAGGACCGATCGTCATCACCGCAGGAACGAGCGCGAATAGCACGGGCTCAGCAATCACGATTACCACGGGCGCGGATACGCAAACCGGCAACGGAACGCAGACCGGAACGCTCACGCTGAAAGCTGCAAATGGGCAGTCGATTTCGACGACGACCGCAAGCGGGACTTTGGGCGGACCAATAAACATCACGGGTGGAACCGGAGGAAACGTCACGGGCACCGGGTCAACTGTGGCGGGCGCTGGAACAACGATTACGATTGCACCGGGCGCGGGGGGCAACTCCTCGGGCGCAGCCACCACGGGACATGGGGGCGCAGGCGGAGCGATCAGTTTAAACGCAGCAAATGGAGGCACGGCGACTACTGCAACCACGACCATAGCGGGAGCGGGCGGAGCATGGTCCGGTGTGGCTGGCAATGCAGGAACTGCAACGACGACGGGCGCTGCTGGAGGTGGATGGACAGGTGCGGCAGGAAATAGCTCTAATGCAATCGCAGGAGGAACGGCAGCTCTTTCTGGTGGTGTGGGCGGCGGAACAGGAGCTGGTGGGCCTCTTAATCTCACTGCGGGCGCGGGTGGAAGTACCTCAGGAAATGGGGGCGCAGCGACACTGGGTGGTGGCGCATCCACGAGTGGAACAGGCGGAGCGGCGAATATTAATGGTGGGGCTTCTTCTGCAGGCGCAGGTGGATCGATTACCCTCACCGGCGGGAACGCCGCTGGCATCAGCAACGCGGGTGGAAACGTCAACATTAATGGTGGTAACTCCAATTCTTATAACGGCGGAAACGTCAACATTACCGGCGGCCTTCCTGCGAACACGACTTCCGTCAGTGCCACAGCGGGCGCGGTCACCATCACGTCGGGTGGCGGAGGGGCGGGTGGTGCCCTAAATAACTCAGGCACCGTCACGGTAACAACCGGAGTTCCTACTGTTTCAGGGAACTCCGGGGCAGTAACTATTTCAACCAATGCCGGAGGCAATACGACCTCAGCAAGTTTTAATCCTGTCTCAGGCGCAATCAATCTCACCACAGGAGCGGGCGGGAATAATTCTGCAGCAACCTCTACAGCCGGCGCTGCTGGAACCATTGTTGTTACAGGTGGAAATGGGGGTGTGGCCAGCGCTACTACAGGCACCAATGTCAGCGGCGCGGGCGGCGGGATGACCGTGAATTTAGGAGCCGGTGGAATTCCCTCTGGTGCAGCTACGCAGAACACAGGTGGGGCCGGCGGTGCTTTTGTCGTGTCTGCGGGGGCAGGCGCAACGCCCACTGCTGGAACTACGAAGATAGGTGGAGCTGGTGGCGCAATTTTTCTAACCTCTGGTGCCGGAGCATTGGGTGCAGCAGGGGGTGCTATGACCCTCGTCTCTGGGGCAGGCGGTGCAACGGGAACCTCTGGACCGATCTTTATTTCTACAGGCGCAGCGGGCACGGTGGGGTCTTCGATTACTTTGAAAGGTTCGAATATCGCGGTTACTAACGTAGCGGATATTATTTCGAATACGTCCGTAACGAGAACCAACGGATTTATTCATTCGTTTCGAAATGGTGGAACGCAAAAGCTGGGGATTGATTTTAATGGGAAGATCAATGTCCCCACTGGCGGTACGGCGGACACCATGGGTCGAGCTGTTTTGGTTTTAGGAACGGTGACCGTATCGACCACGGCAGTCGATGCGAACAGTATTATTTTACTGACCAATTGCGCTCTCGGGGGGACATCATTAGGATTGCCCACGGTAGGAACGGTAACGGCAGGAACGTCGTTCGTGATCAACTCGGAAATTGCGGGAGCATCTCCCGTCGTTAATACTTTAGATACGTCAACGATTTGCTGGCAGATTGCCAACTAAGGAGAAAAGAAAATGGGATCTCTTTCGATTACTCTCGATGTACCGCTAGCTACTTGTTTTGTGACGGGATGCCAAACGGCTCCCATCATGTTTAGTCCGGGGATGATCGAAATCGATTATTCGGGCGATGCACCGGCCTATACGGCTAGGAATTTAATCCCCCCTACGGGTTGGAAACTTTTCTCATCCGAAAATTCAAACGTCGTCATGTGTCCAACTTGTCAGACGAACCTGATGGGTTCTCTGGGTGGAGTTCAATAAAAAATAATCGAAGTGGGGGGCCTCTTCTTATGTCATCAAAAATTGACGAAAAAACAGAAGTACCTCTTGGGCTCGTGGCGAGCCTCTTTGTTTTAGGGATGGGAGTGACCGCGACCGGCGCGTTTTGGGTTTCTCGTGTGGATAATCGCTTAGCCCGGATTGAAGACAAGTTAGGAATTATTCAACTCCCGCAGGTGAAAAAATTAGAGCGGCACGAAGACGAATTAGCAAAACGAGAGAGGAGCATCTATGGACTTAAAATTGACACGGACTAGTTTCGAGATGTCAGGCATCTATGGCCAGATCACCCGCCCCGATGGCTCTCTTTTTTGCGTCACTCTCGAGCACAGCTATCCAGGCGGGACGGGGCCGATTATCTATGCGCCCAAAATTCCACCGGGGCAGTACGTCTGTAAACGAGGGATGCACCTCCTCGAAGGACACTCGATCCCCTTTGAGACGTTCGAAATTACAAACGTACCGGGGCATACGAACTGCCTCGTGCACGTCGGGAACGTCGGAGACGACTCGAGCGGTTGCGTTTTAGTCGGTGCGTCTCGTTTAAATAACATGATCGTTCAGAGCCGAATTACATTCGATGCGTTCATGCAGTTACAAACAGGAGTTGGCGAGTTTAAATTAGAGGTGGTTTGATGCACCTCATCCATGCTTTTATAGGATTAGTCCTCTACCGGGCTTTTGATTACTGGTTAAAGAGAACCGAACTCATCGCTGCTAATTCGACCGGCGAACTTCTCGCGTGGGGCTTTAGGCGGCTTTTTTATCGAAAGGATATCCAGATGTTTTCAAAGGAACTTAAACTAGGTGACGCAGGCTCTCTCGTGGTCTCTGAATCCGCAGGCGTAGCAAAACTGATTCTCTCGATCGGTGGCTCTGCAGGCGGCGGTGCGGTTGCGGGCGCTCTCAAATGCCAAGCCTCAGTCGAAGCGGACGTTGCTGCGGCTGAGCTCATTGACTTAGGTCTTGCTCTTGCGGAAGCAAAATTCCCTCTCGTTGCGGGATTGATTGCCGCAGCCAAAGCGGGCATTGACGCAGAGCTTGCAAAAGCATAATTAAAAAAGGGACAAGCGGTGGGGAAATCATCTTAAAACGGTGTTTGAATCTTCCAAGTCTTCAAAACTCCCACCGCTTGTTTTTCATCTCATGTCAAACGATCCAAAACCTCCTACTACCGAAAACCAACTGGCCGATGAGATCAACACGGCGATCGATAATCTTTCGAACCTAGGGATCTCCGTGGTGGAGGGCATGATGATTGCGGATCAACCGTGGCTTGGGTTTCCCGGAATTAAACAAGCCTGGGAGCTTTTATTCGGCTGGGTTGCGGGTTACTTTATTAGGGCCGCACAAAACGGAGTGACGTTTGCCGTCATCGACGCACAGGTGGGACACGAAGAATCCAACATGTCCACCGCGCTTGCAAACCTTGTTGCGGCAGAAAAAACAGGGGACCCCGATGCGATTCACCAAGCGATTCTCGACTATGCATCCGCCCAAAGTGCGCTCACGAGGGATGATGGCTCGAGCCTTCATTAGTTTTCTCCTCATTTTCTTACTCCAGGGATGCGCAACCGCAATCGTTGATTACGAGTTCTGCTCTCCTCTTCCCGGTGGACTAGGTAGCATTTGTGATCACTTTCTCACGGCGCATCAAGAGATTTTAACCGAAGAGCAGTGGGTTGCGCTTCAAGCACAGTGGCTCTCTCAGGGGCAGGCGACCGAGTGCACGACCGCAAACGCGCTGGGGGATCTTAAAAAAGAGATCGAAGAGCTTTGCTCTAAGACGCGCTGCAGTTATGAGGCGGTTCAAATCATTACATCGGGATTAAATAAGATTCAGAATTTAGGCAAAGCTGCTGTACCCTAAAAGGGTCCCGTTTGCTCAATGGAATGAGCCGCCCAGTGGTCCCGTACTACTCGGCATGGGTGTTAGAGAGTTCGATTCTCTCCGGGACAACTTGTTCTTTTGGAACTTCCCTGACGTTCACTTCCCCAATTAAGTTTTTGACTTTAATTCCCACCGTTTTAATCTTCGTGTAGTAGACGGTCGCGGGTACGGGCTTCACGACTTCGCTGCCTGAGTACCAATTCCTTCGATTCCAAATGACGCGGTCACCGGGCATGAGCTTCATTTTTTAATCCCCTCGCCAAGAGGTTCAGAACCTTTTTTCTTTTTTTCTCGGCATCTCTTCTGTGTTGCAGCACGACACCGTCTGCAATTTCTCTTCCCCGCATTGGTGTAGGTATTTAAATCCGTAAATGCATGCCCGCGTTGGCAGTGAGTGAGCTTCATTGGTTCAAACTCACAATCACCCACGAGACGCAAACGATGAGCGCGGTCCAAAATAAGGCTGAAGTCCAGGTCATTCTTTACCTCCGAAAATAGTTTTCAATGTGTTCGTTGTATTGCTCAAGGATAGATAGAAGCCGCGCCTCTCTCGCTTTGGAAGCAGCAAACTGTTGGTCTAAGTTTGCTGCTTCTACCATCCTCTTTGAACGCTCTCTCACTAGTTCGGCTCTGGCCCATTCTGTTCGCTTAGATTCTTGAGCCAACTCGGCTTCGAGGGCGGCGATATGACCGATGAGAGAACCGTCGTCCTCCCACTCCCCGTTTGATACGTATTGTTTAATCTCTTCCAGCCGATCGGGGCTCAGGCGTTTTGTGGTTGCGGTCATTCTCTACTTCTCCTATTTAAAAAGTGAGAGCCTTCCAGACACGGTTAGCTCTCACCCCTCTCCCCCGCTTTTGGGAATGCGCCTTTCGGCGAAGTTGCGGGGGAAACTTTTAAGTCAATACTCTGTTTTTGATTCAAAATTTCCAGGCTTAGATGCAATTGCTTTTGCGCCAAAGAAAACGCCCTCTTCCATCTTTGTGATAAAAAGAGACTTATCTCGACCGTCTGGCATTTTAGACGCCACGAGCTTTACAGCGTCTGCAATCGTTGACTTATAAACGGCCATATCGAGTTTCCCTTGTTCGTTCAACATGTGTGTATCAAACATTTTTCTCTCCTTGTTTAATTGCAAACCAATAGCCCGCAAAAAACGACTCTCGTGCAAGCGGGCTTCTTGCAAAAGGTCTCTTATCGGCCGCTTTGACCAAATAATCTAAATATTGATCTTGCAAAGTAGCGGTAAACAAAACTGGAATACCCAGCAATTCAAAGAACTCTTTATCTCTTTTTTCAAAGGCAATCGTCGCATCTTCTAAGGACCGATCTATTAGTTTTTGATCGTGTTCGCTGATGTTTTTATCGTCGTGCATAATTCTCCTATTTAAAAAACGGTGGGCCGTCGTGGCTTGACAGTTACTGGCGCCCGGACTGGTTACCGAATTACCCACCGTATCTCCCCCAAGCTATTACCGTTAAGCTGACTTTTACACTGAGTTCGCTCGCCGGTTCTAGTAAGGCCTGGGAAAATTTTTATTTCATTTCCTCACCTGTATTCTAATATACCCAAACGCTTTATCGTAAAAACACTCCGATACCGTCTCAAATAAGAAGTGTTTAAATGTTTTATAAAACGGGGTTTGTTTCACCGCAAGAACACACTCCTCAAACGTGATGGGCCTATTCACGTACTTCAGCCCCGAGAGCTCTAAGTTATCTAAGATCAGAATCGCCGAGACCTGGGTGACCTCCTTCTCACGCGCAAGCATTTGGCCTGCTAGGTAGGTGGATAAGCCTCTCCGCTCGAAGTCAGGCTGTATAAACATGCTATCCACCACTACAACCTTGGGGGTAATCCGGTGATACTGGTACGCACCTGCAAAGCGATTTCCAATCAACGCCTCGATATGAGTCTTCTGTTCTAAATCGGTGCTCAGATTGATTCTACAATCCGTAGCGAGGATGAGTAGTAGGGAGCTTAAAAACATTCGGGTCCTCTTTGTCGTGAATGAAATCTAAAGACTGGCAGAGGAGATGACCACGTCTTTAGATC